CTACACAAAAAGCGGTAAAAACTTATGTTGACAACCAAGTTAGTGGAGTTTCAACACCGGACGCAACAACTACAATAAAAGGAAAAATAAAATTGGCGGGTGATTTAGGCGGAACTGCTGACTTGCCGACCGTTCCTGGATTAGCTTCAAAAATTGGCGGAAGTGGAACTGACAATTATATTCCAAGATTTAACGGAACAAATGCACTTGAAAATAGCCAAATCTATGACAATGGAACAAGCGTTCTTGTTGGAACTACAACTCCACATATTGGGGGCGTTAAATTTTTAATTTACGAGCCAAGCACACCAACTATTGTTGGATATTTTCAAAATAACAATGCAATTTGTTACACTGGTTATCATTCAGCAACAACCACTTTAAATTCAGTTCGTATTGGTGCGCAAGGAAATAATCTTTTGTTTTCGGTTTCTTCTAACGGATCACCCGCTGAACGTATGCGAATAGATTCAAACGGGAATGTTGGAATTGGAACTTCTTCTCCTGTAACTTTATTAGATTTAGGTTCTTCTACAGGACAAAAATTATCATTATATTCAAGTGGAAATAATAAAGCAGGTTTTGGTATTGAAACATCTACATTAAGATATTATACACCTACAGGTTCTATTCATAGTTTTGGTCATTTGTCAAATACTGATGGAACTACTTTTTTAGAACGTATGCGTATAGCTTCAGATGGTAAAGTTGGAATAGGAACAAGTACTCCATCAACTACATTACAAGTTGTTGGGACTTTTAAAGCAGGTGATTTTTCAAACCCAAGTCTTGATGTTGGTGCTACTGAAATTTCTGCAAATGTAGATAGCAATAAAATTATATTAAATAGTAGTTCTGCAAAACTTGGTAGTTATACTACAGGTGTTGAATTAGGTGTTAATACTTTAAATGGTGCAAGAGTTTATTTTGAAAATTCAATAGGAAATAAATTTGGTTTACAGGAATCAGATAATTTATTAGTTACAGATAATGGACTTATTCAAGACACTGTAACACCATCAGATGCAACAACTCCTGTAAGGTGGATTAGAATAAATGACATTTCTGCAGGAAACGAATATTTAATTCCTGTTTACGCATAATAATAAATAAAAAAATATGATAACTTACAAATGGACAATTTCGGCTTTTGATTGCAAAGCTATTGTAGAAGATTTAAAAGACGTTGTTTGCAACGTGCATTGGCAATATGAAGCCAAAAAAAATGACATTGTAGTTTCTAATTACGGAGTTTTAATACTTGAAAATCCAAACAAAAAAAACTTTATTGCTTTAAACGAATTAACTGAAAACGACGTGATTAATTGGTGTGAATCAAATTTAGACGTTAACGAATTAAATGAAAGTTTGGAAAACGAAATTAATTTAATTGAAAACCCAATTGAAATAAAAATTAATCAACCATTTAAAAAATAATTATGGAAAAATTACAAATAATTGAGCAAGCTATAAATTTGGCAGTTACAAAAGGAGTTTATAATTTACAAGAAATTGACGTAATTATTAAGGCATTAAAAGAATTATCAGCAATTGTTGAGCAAGGTCAACAAGCGTGTCAAAAAGAATGTAAAAATGAGTAGAAAAGAAAAAATAGATTTGTTTTTAACGAAATGGTTGTCGCGTAAACTTATGATTTTGACAATTGCTTCAATTGGTTTATTTGCTGGGAAAATAGAAAGTGCGGACTGGGTTATTGTTGCGACAATGTATGTTGCAATTCAAGGCGCAACCGATATTGTGGAACGTTTAATGAAGGCAAAAAATGTCAATGAATGATTTAAAACTTTACGCATTGAACACCATTACAATGGCGATCAGTTTCACGAATATTGAAAACACATTAAAAATAATTCTTTTATGTATTTCAATTTTTTACACTATTTTAAAAATATTTGATTTATTATCCAATAAAAATAAAAAAAATGAAACTGAATAACGAAGGTTATAAGCAAATAACGAAGCACGAAGGATTAGTTTTAAAACCTTATTTGTGTCCGGCAAAAGTTCCGACAATTGGCTACGGAAACACTTACTATGAAGACGGAACAAAGGTGACATTGCTTGACAATCCAATTACAAAGGAACGCGCTTTTGAAATGTTCAAAGAAATTGCTGACCGATTCGCAAAATCAGTTTCGCAAAGTGTGACTTCTAACTTAACGCAAAATCAATTCAATGCTTTGGTTTCATTTGCTTATAATGTAGGGGTTGCAAACTTTAAAAAATCGACATTATTGAAATTAGTCAACGCAAACCCAAACGATCCAAAAATAAAAAATGAGTTTATGAAATGGACAAAGGCAAACGGGGTTGTTCTTAATGGTTTAATAAAAAGAAGAAATGACGAATCTAACTCTTATTTTACGATATAGGGACGCTATTTATATTTCAATAATACTTTTATTGATTTTATTTAGAAGTAGCGGGAAATCGGAAAAAAACGATATAATTCAAAGCGAAAAGAAAATAGATTCAATATCAATTGAAATCAAACACGCAAAAAAACAAATTCCGAATTATGAAAAAACAAATGTTGATTCTGTTAATCGTTTTAAACCTAATGACTTGGAAATCTTTTTGTCAAAACGATACAATAATAAAACTACCGATTAATTACGCGCGAAATATTGTAAAAGAATTGATTCAATTTGACGTTTGCAAAGAGCAAGTCACCAAACAAAATGAATTGATTGCATTAATGGAATCAAAACAAACGGAACAAAACACAATAATTGAATCACAACGTAAATTGTTGATTGATAAATTCAGATTTTCGCAAAATGTTGGTGCTTCATATTTCGTGAACACGCCTTTTTTATTCACGAATTTAAATTTTGGAACATCAAAAACAATATTTTCACTACAAATGAATATTTTATTTAATGACAAACCGCATTTAACGTTTAATTTTACGCACAAATTATGGCAAAGCAAATAAATTCAGGCAATAAAATTGAAAAACCAAAGAAAAAAAGGCCTGGAATTCACGCAAAATCAAAGACATCAAAATTAAAAAATTCAAAAAATTACAAAAAGATATAATTTTTTTGTATATTTCGCGAAAATAACAATTTATGAATTCAAAAATTTACTTCAAAGACATTGATTTTTCAAAAAATTATTTAGAAAATTTAAATGATATTATCAAAAAGCATAATTTAAATTTAACTAAAAATCAAAGACACACATTGCGAAAGTTTTTGAAAAGAAATTGCGAATCTTTGGGAATTATTGAAGCGTGTAAAAACGTCGGAGTTGATCCTAAAAATGCGCCAATGTTATGGTTGAAAACAAAGAACGAATCCGTTCGTGTTACAAATCCATTGTTTGAAAAACCGGAAGAAAAAGAATTCAAAGAATTGGGCAAAGCGTTAATTGACGATTTAAAACAATTCAAGCCGTCATTTCCAAAAATAGAACGTCAATATACAAATGAGGGTCATTGTTTGGTATTGTCACCAGCTGACATTCACGTTGGTAAATTATGTAATGAGTGGGAAACGGGCGAAAAATACAATTCAAGCATTGCAATTCAACGAACTTTGGAAGGTGTTCGCGGAATATTAGACAAATCGTCCGGATTCAATATTGATAAAATTGTTTTTATTGGCGGAAACGATATTTTGCATATTGACAACCCAAAAAGAACAACAACAAGCGGAACACCCCAAGACACGGACGGAATGTGGTATGAAAACTTTGTGTTGGCAAAGCAATTATATGTTGATATTTTGCAAACTTTGGTTTCAATTGCTGACGTTCACTTCGTTTTTAATCCTTCAAATCACGATTACACAAACGGATTCTTTTTGGCGCAAGTCATTGAATCATATTTCAAAGATTGTGAAAACATTACGTTTGACATTTCTATTTCACATAGAAAATATTTCAAATATTACAACAACTTAATTGGATCAACACACGGCGACGGGGCAAAACTTGAAAACCTTCCGTTGTTAATGGCTTCGGAATCGACTCAATGGTCAAGCGTGAAACATCGATATATATATACGCACCACGTTCACCATAAAATCGCAAAAGATTTTATCGGTTGCACCATTGAAAGTTTGCGTTCGCCAAGTGGGACTGATTCTTGGCATCACCGCAACGGATATCAACACGCACCAAAGGCAATTGAAGGATTTATTCACCACAAAGAATTCGGTCAAATCGCACGATTGACGCATATATTTTAATTTTTCTTATTTAGAATTGTTATAAATTAGCATTTTTTTGCAACTTTTTTAATAATAAATTTTGTATTAATAAAAAAAGTATTAATTTAGCCACATCAAACAACAACAAATAAGCAATTATGAACATTCAATTTTACATTTTAAAAGAAGACAAAGCCGGATTTGAAATAAAACAAATTGTTACACCCGAGCCACAAGAATTAAAAGTTGGTTTATCAAATCAAAAATATATGCCAAAAGGCATTGTTTCTATGGTGAAACCATTAAGAACAACGACATTATTTTACGAAACAATTTAAAAATTAAAATCAACAATTATGAAAACAATCTTTGGAATTTTATCAGCAACTATTGCAATGCACACCGAAAATTTATTCGTTATGACCACTTCTTTTTTGGTATGCTTTTATTTTATTTATTTAGAACTTAAAAACACTGAATCAAAATGAATGAAGAATTAAAACAATTAGAAAAAGAATTGCAAATTTCAACGCTTGAAATTCTTATTTCGTTGGCCGAATATCGCGAACGAACTTATGAAGTAAAAAAATTAAACCAAATCAAACAATTTATTGAAAAATTATGAGCAAACAACTATTTGAACTAATGCGGGAACACGAATCATTCCCGATTAACTTTGGAAAAAAAGACTACATTTCACGCGGAAAAGAAATCGTGAATTCAGTCATTGAAAGTGGCGACATTGACAAAATCGAATTTTGGACAAAAGTCGCAAAGATTAAAGAAACTATTAATGCAATGGATTCACAACTTCGCGAATCAATTGTGTTATCTGAAAAGTTAACTTTGAACGGCGTTGAATTCAATCCAACAAACGGCGGTCAAACAATTAACTTTGAAGAAGACGAAGTTTATAGAGAATTGAAAAATGATCTAAAAGAACGCGAAGAACTTTTGAAGATAGCGCAAAAATCAGTTATTTTCGACGCATACGGAAACGAAGTTCCAAAAGTAGGAACAACACCAAGAAAAAATTCAATAACCATTAAATTTTAATTAAAATGAGCAGACAAGCAGAATTTCAAACGCAGTCGTCAAATCCGACAAAAATTTATTTAGAATGGAAAAGCGACGACAAGTGCTTTGCGTATTACGACAAAGACAAAAAAGAAAATGTAAAATTGGCATTGCCAATGAAATTTTTGACACTTATGGAATTTCACACAATTAAAGGGTGGAATGACAAAAATCAATCGGGAGTTTATTCGAATGAAGTCAAATCAATTGGCAATGACGAATTGAACGTTCGTCTTTTTAAAGGCAATCAAAGTGTAAAAGGTATTTACAAAGAAATCAAAGAAACCATTGTTGCAATGGGCGGACATTACACAAAATCAATTTATGTAATGTTAGAAGACGGAATGATTGCAAATATTAACATCAAAGGAAGTGGCGTTCAAGCGTGGGGCGATTTCACACAAAAAACCCGTTCACGTTTAAGCGACGAATGGATTGAAGTTGCAAACGCGGTTGAATTGAAAAAAGGCAAAGTTGAATATTCAATTCCCGAATTTAAATTCGCAACGTCTTTGAACGATTCACAATCTAAATTGGCAGACGACGCCTACAACAAATTGAAATTATATATTGACGGATATTTGTCAAAGCAAATGGAAGTTAAAGACGAAGAAATAATTGACGACATCGACACTTCGGATTTGTTTTAATTATAAAAACCTTTTCGGTCGTATAGGTGAAACCGATTTTTAAAAAATAATGACGTTATGATACAAAATGAAGTAATTAAACACATTTATAACTTGACCGGAATCAATATCAACACCAAGTCAAGAAAACGCGAAATTGTAGAATTAAAATCGGTTTATGCTACAATTTTAAAAAACAAAAAAGTTTTGACGCTTCGTGAAATTGGCGAAGGAATTGGACTTGGTCATTGTTCAATTATTCATTTATATAAAATTTATCCATTAATTAAAAATGAATATTTATTTGACATACACGAAAAAGTTTTAATGTTATTGGACGGAATGTCAATTGATTTAATTCTTTTGCAACAAGAAAAAAAGAAAATTGAAGAAGAAAAAGCAAAAATTGAAATTGAAAAACAATCAAATATTGATCCTTTTTTCAAAAATTTGATTAAACTTGCAAATGAAAATCCGGACGTTATGTTTAAACTTGAAAATTTTTACAAAATTAATAATCAAATTTATAAAAAAAATGAATCCTAAAACTTACAAATCAATTCCGTCACACGTTCGAAAACGTGCAATTGACAAAATGAATAAAAAAACGCAAACAATTTACAACGCGATATTTTATCAACTGGGAAAACTACCGAACAATTTTAATGAAACAATAAAAAATGAAATCGACAATGAAATCAACAACCTCAACGCAATCAAAGCAAAAATCTAAAATTGAACAAATGGAAGGATTTTATAATTGGTTGACAAAGATTCAATCAGTTCATTTAAACGACAATAATTCGATTATGAATGCGTGTGAACGCGTGACGCAAAATCAAAACTTCTTTATATGCGTTTCAAAACAAACAAAATTTTTATAAGTGTTTGAAAATTTCGAAAAATTTGCGTCTTTGCGTCTAATATAAAAACTATTAAAAAATGAATATTTCAGTTTTCAAATCACTATATAAAAGTGACGACGTCCCGTTTGAAGTTGACGTGTTAAAAGTTTTAGCACGAATAAAAAACGGAACGTCAAAAGATAAAATTTTAAAAATTCGCAAAATGAATGATTGCGAAGAAAAAAAGAATCTAAAAAATTCATTACTTTCTATTCTATTCAATGGAACGTTTTCAGCCAGGAACGACAATTCATTGATTGAGCATTCCGGCCTTTGCATTTTGGACTTTGATAAATACGAATCCATTGAAAAGCAAAACGAAGAACGTCAAAAACTAATGAATTGCGAATTCGTGTTTTCGGTATTTGAATCGCCAAGTGGAAACGGATTGAAAGCATTGATTCGAATTCCTAAATGTGACAAAGAAACTCACAAACGTTATTTCAAATCATTTGGCGAATTTATTGAATCGGATTATTTTGATTTTAAGAATTCAAATTTAAGTCGTGTTTGCTTTGAAAGTTATGATCCGGACTTGTATATTAATGAAGACGCAAAAGTTTGGGACAAATTAACCGAAGAAGAAGGACATTCAGTTTTTGAACGAAATCCAATTTTACCATTGACCGACGAAGACGAAATCATTCGACGTTTGTTGAAATGGTGGGACAACAAATTTGGATTCAAAGCCGGTGAACGAAACAACAATTTATTTATTTTAGCGAATGCGCTTTGTGAATATGGAATAAACCAAGACTATGCGTTCAATTATGTAAATGCAAACGTTGTGTTTGGTGATTTTTCCGAAAACGAATTGTTGACGCTTTTCAAATCGGCTTATAAACGTGCCACGTTTAATTCAAAGTATTTTGAAGACATTAACAAAATAGAACGAATCAAATCGAATTTGTCAAAAGGAATCCCAAAAAAAGACATAGCAAATTTGCTGAAAATCGACGAAACAATTATTGACGAAGTAAAAGAAATAAACGACGACGACGACTTTTGGAACAAATTCGAAGATAAAAAAGGAAATATCACAATTAAAATTGATTCGCTGAAATATAAATATTGGCTTGAGCGAAAAGGATTTAAAAAATATTATCCGGAATCGGCAACAAATCCGACTTTTGTTCACATCAAATCAAATAAAGTGACGCAATCGAGCGTTGATATTATCAAAGACGTTGTGTTGAAGTTTCTTTTGG